CCTGAGCCCCGACCTGAGCCCCGACCTGATCCCTGACCTGATCCCAGACCTGAGCCCCGACCTGATCCCTGACCTGATACCAGACCTGATCCCCGACCTGAGCCCTGACCTGAGCCCTGACCTGATCCCAGACCTGAGCCCCGACCTGATCCCCTGAAAAGTTACTGCCTGCTAGCAGCGCAGCGCCCATTACGCCTTGTCGTGGGGAGTCTAGCCAGATAAATACTTTAGGCGGTTCTAACCCTGCTACTTGATAAGCTTCAACTGCGCCTTGTTGAGCTTGTTCACGGTCCGCGCGAGCAGTTGATAGGCCAATATTGAGCCATTCTCTACGTTTTGTTGTTAGACGTTCGATTTGTTCTTCGTTTAGTTCGGTAATTTTCTTCATAATTATCTCCACTCCATGAGAAACGGAATATCGTCATCAGTCGGGAATGACCCGCCACCGCCTTGTCGAAGTCCATTGTCGCCTACGTACTCTCCGCCCTGTGATGCAGCACCATAGTTACCGCCTGAATTGTTGGCGTTGTCACTGCGACCGTCGAGCATCACCAGCTTGTCGATATTGATTTCCGTTGAATAGCGGTCTTCACCAGATTGCGTTTGCCATTTTCTGGTTGCCATCTTTCCAGAGACGTAAACCTTAGAGCCTTTCTTGATGTAGCTCTCTATTACACCGATAAGACCATCCTGGAAGCAATTGAGACGAACCCACTCTGTGCGCTCTTGACGCTCACCTTGTTTGTTTTTCCATTTCTCAGTTACAGCTAGGGATAGGTTAGCAACCCTAGTGCCTGAGTTTGTAGCTTTGATATCTGGGTCGGCTCCGATATGGCCGATAAAATTACATGAGTTGAGCATGTTTAAATCACTTTCTCTTCTGTTATGCTGAAACCTTCGAGGCTTTGAGCACCGTGACGAACGGCCTTTTCAGCTTGCGTTAATACGAAAATCATCAAAGCTTCGCGGTCGTGTTTCCATGCCCACCCAGCGGCTTCGCGTTCATTGGCAATTGATACCTTGGTACGTGTTCGTAAGCCCGTTGCACGTCCAACACCTTTTGCATGTGCTTTAGCGTTAGATGCTTTATTAGCCGCCGCCTGTAGCTGCTTTGCTTCTTCTGCCAGTCGGTTAGCCTCCTCTTGTTCATCAAGATTTGACTGGTCGCGATGTTGCATTGCTGCTTGTGCATCGCGTTCTGCTTCTGCGGCTTCTTCACGAGCCTTTTGCGCGGCTTCCTGTTGAATGCGATCAAGCTCAAGAAGGTATGGTTTAAGAGCTGATTTAACCGCCCCTAGTGCAACTTCTGTCTTGCCCTTGCCTTTTTGAATTAGCGGGTTATAGCGGTCTTGAACTGCTTTCTTGCCTTCATCAAACGGTTTGGCTTCTTCTTTACGCATATCATCGGCTTGCTTTGCAGCTTCGCGGATATGACTAGCTAATGTGTTGAGCGCGTCAGCTTGTTCTTGTGTTGTGACTTCCTCACCATCGAGCCATTGTTTTGCTTCTGCGTATAAATCGTTAATACGGGCTTCAATATCGTCGAACGGGGTGGGTGGATTATTGTCACCAATTGTTGCTAGCTGGTTCATTCTGCCGCCTCCTGAAATGGTGGCTCGTCAAATTCAGCTTCTTTCTTGTCAGAAACCTGTTGCAAATAGTCTTGCGTCACTTGCGGGAATGTTTTGATCTCATCCACGTTATCATCCCAGAATGAGCGAATACCTTCGACAGTGCCGATTGCTTTTAGTTCTGCGGATAGGCTGCCAGCGCGTTCTTTTTGCTTGGCTGCTGCGGCGTTTACAGGCTTATTGTTGGCGCTTTGTTTTACTTTTGACCAAGGGTCAACTTTCCATTTCCTGAAGTAATTCTTGCCGTTTTTTTCGTAGCTCTCACATTCAACCCAAATCGCAGGTAGAGCATATAGATAACGACCAATGCCCCATTTAACAGCAGCGCGTTTTAGTGCATCTGAAAGTGAGCCTTTTTCAGCTTCAACTTGCGTGTCTCCTGCGCCATCGGTTTTCCATACCCATTCGTTATCGATGCGGATTGAAATCTTGCATAGTGTTTTTGACCCATGAATTTCATATTCATCTTTCCAGTTGGCAGGGCCGCAAACCTCGTCAAGTCTATCCATGACGTTACGAGCATCGATGTAACCAAGAGCTAGAGCTTTGTCTCCATCCTTGGTGAGAGTTTGTGAACGCCACGAGATGGCTTCACGCGGGAACTCGGCTTTCAAAGCCTCGAAGTCTATACTCATGATGTTCTCCCATGAAATTCATAATCTTTTGCGCGGTTAAAATGACGAGTAGCTTCAGCCATCCAATAGTCTTTTCGATGACCTGTTTCAGATGCCGCAAGCTCTTCACATTCACGGCCTAATTTACGGGCGTTACTTGCTGCTTTTCTGTTTGTGAAGCGCCATGTGAATTTGCTCATATCATTTGCGCCCAATAGACTGATTGATTTGCGTGAGCTTCAACGTTCTCAAAATCGGCCATTATTTGAGTAATTATTGAATCCCCTTTATCTGGGCATTTTGTATTCTCGTACTCACTTAATTGATCGAGGATTGCGGATAACTCATTTTGCATTTGAGCAACTTTGCCTCGAACCCTGTCTATTTGTGTTTGTTCGCTCATTACATAGCTCCCGTTTTCTGTTTTCGTTCGCTTATTAGTTCGTCAGCGAATAGGTAACACTCCTGCGCGACCTCGATAGGAACGCTTGTTCCGTTGTCTCGGTAAGGTCCAGAAAGAAGGCCGACTAATGCTTGCCCCGCAAAGTAATCTCGCAAGCTCATTCCTTCTTGGTAGACCCCACCAAACTCTTCGCTATGCCCTACGCATGAAAATGCTGGAATATGATTTTTAGTTTCATTGCTCATTAGATAATTCTTTTATTGATTAGAAACAGTGCTACGGTTGCACCGCTCAGAAATACGATCCCGCCTAATAGACAGAATGTTGCGCTGTTTAGCTTCCATTTGTACGGAACAGCGCTTTCAAGATTAAGCTTGGCTTGGTGGTTGGTGGAGATGACCATTATGCGACCTCCAAATCACGAATTTCGATTTCATGCTCAGTGTCATCAAACATGATGTCTACTGTCTCCTGCATAGGCTCATTGATGTCATTGAATGTGCGCGGGTTGTCTAAGCCAAATTCATCGGCGTAATCGTCACCAAGCTCTACGATTGAACCAGCACACGCAGCAGCAACAGCCTTGGCATTGTCGCGGCGTTGCGTTTTGTTTGCGTTGTCGCGGATTTCAGCAAGCTTCATGATTAGCTTGTCGATTGATTGCTGTTCGATTGTCTGTTGCATTTTATCATCCCTTTAATTGCGTTGTTGGGATTAATGTACATTATTTACAATTACTATGCAAGTAAAAAATATACTAACTGTACAATTATTTTAAATTTAACAGTTAATACAAAGTCTTACCGTACTTTTTAAAGGTTAGGTTTTTATCACATAAATTAAAAATAAAAAAAACATAATTTCGCTTGCAATATCATTATACATATTGTACAAGGGGTTTATGACTAAATTAAACAAACACCCAAAAGACTTCACAGATTTGATTAACCAGTGGCCTAATTTGTCAGATTTTGCGACTGATTTAGGCTGCAAGTATCAAACAGCAAGAAAAATGAAGGAGCGTAATTCAATCGCTTCTATTCATTGGAAAAAGCTAATTGAAGCATCAAAAAAACAGGGCATTTCAGGTATATCTTACGAGTGGCTGGTTGGTGTAAAATCTCAGGAGCTAGCAGAATGATGTCACTGAAAGATATAAAACAAACGGCAGGAATTATGTTTTTCATCATTGCGGCTTGCTTTGTGGTGTTGTCAATTTGGTGGGCGTTTTTGCACGTCCTTTGAGTTCAAATAGATAACGCAGCATCCTCCCATGTCTTGCGTTATCTTAGAAGGTGGTCGAGCCTCGTCCCTAACTCCCACCTTCGCCTTTTTTAAATTCGTCGTTACCCAAATACGGCGGGTCAAGAGCAGGGCGGGGTGTCGTCTCCGTCGCCAACTTGGATTTCACTTTGTCCTGCTTTTTTATTTTACTGCGATTGGGCAGAAAGAGGAAACGGAATAGATGAAGTTTGCAATTAACCTTCCTTGGCCTGACAAAAACCTTTCACCTAATGCAAGGGTACATTGGGCAGTAAAGGCCAAAGCAACGAAAAAAGCCCGTGGTGACGCTCACCTAATGACGAAAGCCGCAACACGCGGACTTACATTTAGCGAATACTCGTTCCAGTTCGGCGTTTCTGTCACGCGCATCTATTCCCCGCCTAATCGTAACCGCAGGGACAAAGACGGGTGTGATGCGGCAACCAAGGCTTATCTAGATGGTATTTCAGACGCGCTTGGCATTGATGACAGCAAGTTTGACTTGGAAAAATCTCATTTAGTCGAGCCAGTCAAAAACGGCAACATGTGCTTCATAATACAAGAGGCAAGCCCTTTCTCACCAGACGCTATTGAAGACGATGGCTTTGTAACAATAACACCAATGGGAGAACAGGGATGAGTTTATTTCCGCGCGACTGGCCCAGATTAGAACATATGTCGATAAATCTTAGTCCATTGCATTTTGTTAATCCAACAAGCTTTGGTATCGCGTGTTCGCTTGCTTATCATTTGGGCGCACAAACAGTTCATACGATGGGTGAGCCGTCAAACGATCCTAAAATCGAAAACGACATAAAAATCTTAAAGAGAGTTCTTTACTGCTCTAAAAAGCAATGGCTTGAATCCACAAGAGATTTGAGCAGGTTTTTTGATATACAGCATGATTATATTCGAATTTCGGATGATTCAATCATTGTAATTTCAAAGCAGGGATCAAGACCAGCGACAACACAGACGATTAGGAACCAAATCTCATTACGAGATGGGGAAATGTGTGTTTATTGCGGCGATACAGAAGGTCCGTTTGAGATAGATCATCTTTGGCCCGTGGTTAAAGGCGGCACAAGTGAAGCTAGCAACTTAGTGTGCTCATGCAAATCTTGCAACAGATCAAAATCAAGTATGTCTTTACGGGAATGGATGGACAAAGAAGCGGGGCGAAGCCATGACTGATCGTCTTGAGGGTTGGTTTGCTGTCGATCGTAAATCAATTTCACACCCATTTTTTAAGCGCTCTGAACGCTCAGAATACGAAGCATGGATATGGCTTATTGCTCATGCCGCATGGAAAGAAACGCACCATTGGGTAAACGGAAAACGCCACGATGTTAAACGCGGTGAGCTGTTTACAACCCTTCGAGAATTGCAATCTGCGTGGATGTGGTCATCTGACAAAAAAGTTAGAGGGTTCCTAAAAAGGCTGTCCGAAGAACGCATGATTGACGCAGAAACTTCCCACGGAAAGACGCAGATAACCATTTGTAATTATTCACTTTATCAAGACATAGGACGCAAGAAAGACGCAGAAACGTCCGAAAAAAGTCCGAGTAAAGGGCAGGCAAAAGACGCTTTAAAGGAACAAACTAAACAAATAAACAATTCTTCTCCTCTTAACGCGGGCGAAAAAGACGTAAATGAAGATAACGTAAATCGTATGCTCGATGCCTTGGGTGTAACCGACGAAAGCAAATCTCATGGCTTGCTTGTTTGGACTGAAATATTTCGATGGTTCGAAAACGGGTGTGATCTGGAAAAAGATATTTTGCCAGTTCTCAAGGCCAAAGCAGCTCAAGGCCATAAAGCGACCAATTGGGCATATTTCACGAAAGCTATTTTCCAAGCCAAAGCAAATCGCACAGCACCACCGCCAACGGTGGAGGCTAAACCAGCATTTCAGCCATACGAGGACGCAGTTGATCGTCGTCGTCGCAAGCTCAAAGAAAAACAACAACAGGAGGCCGGTAATGTCCATTGAAGCTGAAAAGATTGAAGGTGAAATTTTAGATATGGTGGGTTCGTTCCCGTCGAAGAAATTATCAGACAGCGCTTTAGAAGGTTACATCAAGCGAGCGCAAGAATATCGGGTCAGAACTGTCATGAGCATTTGCAGCCAATTGACGCGACCTGGCAAGCTAGAACGGCAATACCCTAATTCGCTCCCAAGCCTTTTCGAGCTAACAGAATTACTTGAACGTCAGAAAAGCTTTGAGGATGGTGCAGCTCGGTACAAGCAACAGCAAGCCAACAGCAACGAGCAAGAGGATAAACCCTCAACGCCAATGGGGCCAGCGGGGAGATTGCGGTTTGAACGTGACGGAACCACAGCGTTTTATTCAGCACTGCAAAAAATGACAACGGCTGAACATGAAGCAATTCGGGCAGGGATTAACGAGACAAAAGCACGTCTTGGAATTGGTGAACATTCAACGCCAGAAGATTTTCAACGTGCAAGCAAATTAATGGGGCAGGCATGAGCAACCAATCTCAAATCTGTTGCCCTGTATGCCAGCAACCATTGAAAAACCCTTCGCTTGAAATTGGTCAAATCACTGAAATCAGAATGACCAAACATCGCAAGCGGATATTGGAAAAGCTTATAGAGGCATATCCGCGCCGTGTAGAGCGAGACGATATCATTGAAGCTGTTTATTTCGATTGCTCAAAGGATGGCCCTGAGTGGGCGATTCATTGCCTTTATTCGATGGTTTTAGCGCTTAACAAAAAGCTTAACGGTTACGGCTGGCAGATCAAAGGCCACGGAAAAGGAATGGGTAACATCCCGTCATATCAACTAATCAACATTTCGGAAAGTGCGGAATAATGAACATCGCAGTATCATCTAAAGCCCTTGAATTTCATCAAGCACACAAGGCCAGACGCGCGCGCATGGCGGCAAAGGCTTGGAAGCCCGTTCTTATCGAGGCAGCTAAAGCACCACCTAAAATTCAACTTGCGCAACGATTAAAAAACAAATCAAAGCCTGTTCTCGTGGGGCATCATAACTTTCATGTAAAAGCTTACTATCATCATTTGTCATGGACTGACGCAAAAGCGCAATCACCAGAAGACGTTTCAAGCCGGTTAAGCGTTAGCGATATTCAACACATTGTTGCAGGGAATGCCTGGGAGCTTGACGGGGTAAAAGTTGAGCCGTTTGAAATTACGGTAAAACAAATCAAAGGCCATCGCAGAAAACGAGAGATTGCCCTTGTTCGCCAAGTATCGATGTTCATTGCCCGCAATAAGACTGAACTTTCATTCCCCGCTATTGGTCGGCATTACGGCGGCAGGGATCACACGACAGTCATACACGCTTATCAGAAGATGTTGAAAGCAATCGCATTTGGCCAACTCCTGATGAACGGCAAACCCTTTAACCTAGACCGGATCGGAGAAATCTAATGTTTGAAGATTTTGAAGAATTATTTTTATCGGCAATGATGGCTTTCATTATTTTTATGTTGGGAGGGCTATTATTTTTCGCAAGCTACACAATCTATACGAATTACGGCTTACTTTACGGAATTTTATTACCTGTTTCTTTCTTTGGTTTATGTCTGTTTATCCACAAAATGAAGGTGAGGTAACACATGTTTATTCTTGTCATCTTAGTCAATGTAGCAGCGTTCCAAGCACCAGCAGAAGGCCAGCGATTATTTGACACGTTGGCAAAATGCGAAGCGGCGCAAAAGCGTATCACTGTGATCTACAAAGAACACGTAAAGATCAAGATTAAATGCACACGGATTGCTTAGAGGGTAACACATGCCAAAGAACAAAGACCGCTATGAAATCCACGTTGATGGAAAGCTACACGCGGCATACAAGACCCGCAAGTCTGCTAACCTCGTTGCAACCTCATTAGCCGGCAATGTCGAAATCAAAGACATAGACCCACCAAAGAAAAAGCATAAGTCGATTGAGGGCGAAGGCTTTGTGATGGAGCAAGAGGTAGTTGACCCTCATGAAACACAGAAGACCACCAAAGTTACCCGGGCTAAATATCAAGCACCTGTTGAACGTATGCACATACGGGGTCAAATAACGCTACAGCAGTACCATGCAGCGCAACGATACTATCATGCACACATTGTGTCATCTGGACAAACAAACCTAGCCATAGACTACGCAAAAGAGCGTGTGGACACATTCGGCAACGGTGAGAGCATCCAGGTATCAGAATTAAACGCCAAGCAGGATCTGCAAGACGCAAACAAGCAGCTATCTAAAATCGAGGTGTATCGCTTGGAAGCTATTCTAGTTCAAGAGCAAACACTAAGACGTTATTGCCTCAAGACATTTAGAACGGACAACACACGTAGACAGCAGGAAGAAAGCACCTCTCTCAAGCAATCATTGACTACCCTAGCAATTTTATGGGGATATGAGAACAAAGCAAGGAAAGTAGCATGAGCATCTTTATGAGATTAGCAAAGAAGATTTTTAGATGCAATTATGTAGAAATTAAGGACGTTGGTTCGGTCGGCGTTAATGTTATTTGTAGAGTTAAGTACGACCAGGACCATATACCATATGTGAGTTTGCCGGGGTATAGAGTTTTATATTTGGTAAAGCATTTTGGTAATTGGATTGGTCCAGAGCAATACACCTATCTAAAGTAAGAGCAAACAGTGCCCAAATAGGGGGATAAACAAGAACGTAGCTTGACAAGTGCAAATGATAAGATATCTTAGGTTCTAACATGGTGATTTGCGTTTAGACGCGGGTTGTTAAGATATTTGAGTATAACTGATTGATATACGCGCTCATGATATGGCAGGGGCCACTTGCAGAAATGTTACGCCCCTGTCCTTTATTTTGTGGCAGCTCTACTAAGTATCTGCATTAAGTCCCTACCAAGGGCCTCACGGGTTGATCTCCGTGTGACTGTTATAAACTAGGGCCATTTTCCAAAAGTGCTTTTGTCACTGCGGCAAACCCTAATCTAAGTTTTGCCTTGGTTTTGTACGCTCTAATCTTTTCATTACCACCCTGTAACGTGTTGCAGGCTCAAAGGTCGCTAAGGGTAAAACCAAAGCAACTTTTGCTTTTTCAGGAGCATTAAATGCCCGATCAATCATCTAAACCCGTATCAGCACAAGACCTCATAGAAGAGGCAAGAAAAGCACGAGAGCTAGATGAACGACAAGAAGCTTGAAGGCATAGTGACTGAAACAGTCCATGAAGTGCTGATAGCTCGCAATAATCTAATGCTTGAAGCTGTCATAGCCGCTTACATGGATACAAGTACACCAGAAGAAACAGCGGCAATACTAGAAGAACACGCAAGGCAGTTGAGAGAATATGGCTGATAAGCTAACACCAAAACAAGAGGCGTTCGCAGCGGCATTCATTGAGACTAGCAATGCTTCAGAGGCTTATAGGTCTGCTTATGATGTAAGTGAAAAGACAAAGCCGGAAAGTATTTGGGTAAACGCATCAAAGCTTCTATCTGACGCTAAGGTGGCGCAAAGGGTAGCAGAATTGCAACAAGAGCACCGTGAACGGCATTCTGTAACCGTTGATAGCCTCACTCAAGAGCTTGAAGAAGCCCGAATGGTAGCAACAGCAGAAAAGCAAGGTGCAGCTATGACAAGTGCAACAATGGGTAAAGCTAAACTTCATGGCTTGTTGGTCGATAAAAATGAAACAAAGCTCGACACTACAGATACATTCGCAGCTCTTGTATTAAAGGCAGTCGATGGGAAAACCAGAACTACATGACGCAATCGAGTTGTTCTCTGATCGAAAGTGGCGTTTAAACAATCTATATAAAATCCAAGATAAGCATGGGCGAGTTGTAACGTTTAAGCTTAACGAAGCGCAGTCAAAGCTATTGGATGATCTGCATACTCTAAACATAATCTTAAAAGCCCGTCAGATGGGGTTCAGTACATTCATATTGATCTTGGCGCTTGATTGCTGCCTGTTCAATAGTCATTTCGATGCTGGTTTAATCGCTGATACTTTGCCAAATGCTAAAGGTCTTTTGTCTCGTATTAAGTTTGCATATGATAAGCTAGACCCTGAAATTAAAAAAGTTGTTACCGTCAAGACGATGAACGCAACGACCGTTGAGTTTAGCAATAGTAGCTCAATTGAAGTCGGCGTTTCATTGCGTTCAAGCACAAAGAATTTTCTGCATATATCCGAATATGGTAAGATATGTGCAAAATCACCCGATAAAGCCGCCGAAATTAAATCAGGTGCGCTAAATACAATGGCGAAAGGCCAGCTTGGTTTTATCGAAAGTACGGCAGAAGGTCGTGGTGGTGACTTTTACGACAAGACCAATAGTTCAAGAGCAGCAAAAGACTCCAATCGCGAATTAACTCAAATGGAGTGGAAATTTCATTTTTTCCCTTGGTTTGAGGATTCAGAATACACGACTTCTGAGCTTGTTAATCTTACTGCTGATGAAGATAAATACTTTACCGATCTGTTCGATGAGCACGGCATTCAGTTAAGCGCCGGTCAACAAGCTTGGTATGCTCTGAAGGCTAGAGAGCAAGGCGATGCAATGTTTAAGGAATACCCATCCACGCCGGATGAGGCATTCTTAGCGGCAAGAGATGGCGCATACTTTGCAAAGCAGCTTACGGCATTAAGACAACGTTCTAAAATTGGGAAGTTTGAGTTTGAAACCCGCAGTCCTGTTAATACGTTTTGGGATCTTGGTTTAAACGATAGCACTTCCATCTGGCTCCACCAGGTCATTGCAGGCAAACACCGATTTGTAGGGTTTTATGAAAATTCAGGCGAGGGCTTGGCTCACTACCTAAGTTGGCTTGATAAGTGGCAAGTACGGCATGACGCTGTTTGGGGTGAGCATTACGGGCCTCATGACATGGACCACAGGCAAAACAGCTCAGACGGATTTGTGACAACACGCAAGGATATTGCACAAGGTCTTGGATATTCTTTTAGAATAGTAAACAGGACTTTAGATAAACAAACATCAATACAGAAGGTTCGCACAATTCTTCCGGAATGTGAGTTCGATGAGGGTGCATGTGATGCAGGCATCAAGCACCTAGAATCGTATTCTAAGGAATGGGACGAAAAATACAGCGTTTGGAAAAATCAGCCGCGACATGATGAACATTCGCACTGTGCAGACGCATTCATGACCTTTGCAGATGGGTTTGAAATACCAACTCAACCCAAAAAACGGAATAGACCTAAAGCGGCTCAAGGCGCTTGGATGGGATAGTATGACAGATCAAGACATTGAAGAAAATGCTATCAGCGATGAGGATATTCTGTCCCAAGCTAAAGAGGCGTATGAGCTTTGTAGTAGCGCTGAAACCGAAAATAGGACATCTGCGCTCAATGATATGAAGTTTGCTAAACTTGGCGAGCAATGGCCTAGCGATATCAAAACAAAGCGTGAGAGTGAATCTCGTCCTTGTTTGACTATCAATAAAATGCCTACGTTTATTCGCCAGGTCGTGAATGATGCACGTCAGAACAAGCCTCAGATCAAAGTTAAGGCTGCTGATAGTCGCGCAGATCCGAAAACAGCGGAAGTTTTAAACGGACTTATCCGCAATATTGAGCATATTTCTAATGCAGATGTATCATATGATACGGCGATCGATAACGCTGCATCCGGTGGCGTGGGTTATATCAGAGTAAACGCCGATTATGCTTATGATGATGTGTTCGATATGGACTTGCTTATTGAACGGGTAATCAATCCGTTCTCTGTATATGGCGATCCTAACTCAACATCTGCTGACGGTTCCGATTGGAACGTAGCATTTGTTACGGACAGAATTACAAAGAAAGAATTTAAGCGCCGGTATAAGGGCAAGGCAAATACTGATTTTAGCGGTGTAGAGTGGCAAGACGCGGAAGCATGGCTAAATGACGAAGGTGTCATGATTGCTGAATATTGGATTCGTGAAGTTGTCGACAAGAAAATCGTTCAACTCAGCAACGGGCATGTTTTCACGGAAGAAGACTTGATGTCAGAGCCGGATCTTTTAACGGCTATTCAGGTTGGGCAATTAAAAGTCACGAATGAACGCACAACAAAAGGCCATAAGGTTACACAATATCTTGTTTCTGGCGTTGATGTTTTAGAAAAGAACGAATGGCCTGGGAAGTATATCCCGATTATCCCTGTTTATGGTGATGAGTTCGCAATTGAAGGCAAGCGTTATTTCAGAAGCCTAATTCATTCGGCAAAAGATGCGCAACGGATGCTAAACTATTGGCGCTCTACATCTACTGAATTAGTGGCTCTTGCTCCTAGAGTACCGTTTATCGGCCCAAAAGGATCGTTTGCACATGATGAAGAACGTTGGGAAACCGCTAACACGGAAAGTCATGCTTTTTTAGAGTATGATCCGGCGAAAGGGCCACCACCACAACGCCAACCGCTTGATATGGGTGTTGCGGCCGGCGCTTTACAGGAAGCATTGAACGCAAACGACGATATCAAGTCAGTCATTGGTATGTATGATGCGTCTATTGGTGCTCGGTCCAACGAAACTAGCGGTAAAGCTATTATGGCTCGTCAACGTGAAGGCGATACTTCAACGTTTCACTTCATTGACAATCTAAGCCGTTCAATCCGTCAAGTGGGCAGAGTTCTTATTGATCTTATCCCGTCCGTTTATAGCGGTGAACGCGTTATTCGGGTTCTTGGTGAAGATGGTAAGGAACAAAACGTTCCATTAAATCAGCCTACGCCGCAACTAGACAAAAAAGGCCAACCTGAAACCGACGATCAAGGCCAAATAATTATGGCTATGCACGATTTGACGGTTGGTAAATATGATCTAGCTGTTGATGCTGGTCCATCGTTTACGTCAAGACGTGAAGAGGCGGCGGCTCAAATGACAGAAATGATTAGAGCATTCCCACAAGCCGCGTCAATTCTTGGTGGTCCGTTGGCTCGCAATATGGATTGGCCAGGGGCGCAAGAAATTGCAGATAAGCTTGATAAGCTTGATCCAACCAATCAGCAGCAATTACCGCCACAAATTCAGCAGGCAATGGAACAAGGCAAGCAGAAGATTGCCCAATTAGAGCAAGAAAACGCTCAATTGAAAATGCAAATGCAGAACAAGCAAGGCGAATTAAAGGTTGATGAGTTTGAAGCTCAAACAGACCGCATCAAGGTTGAGGCTGAAATTGGCGAGAAGATTGTCAATGCAGTTGGTCCTTACGCCTAATCAAAGAATACCCCGCGCGGAGGTTTAGAAGCGCAATCAATTGCACCAACCAGAGAAGGAGTGCATCGTCATGGATCTTGACGAGATGAACACGCATGTCGAAAACGGACTGGAAGCAGCAACCGAGACAGAGCAGGAAACAGAAGTCGAAACGGATCAAGGACCAGTCGATCTTGACCAAAATGACGAAAGCGAAACGCCTGAAACAGATGCAGAACTTGAAGCGGACGAAGAAGGCGAAGAGCAGGAACAGCAAGAACCCGAATTTGTAGAGTTCGAATTAAACGGGCAAACCTATCAAGTACCACCTGAATTAAAAGATGGTTACATGATGCAAGCGGATTATACCCGCAAAACACAAGAAACGGCAAAAGCTCAACAGGAAGTGCAAGCACTGCGTGAACAAGCGCAACAAGCTTTGCAAGTTACCGATGAAGAGCTAAATGTCAGAGCTTCTCTAATCGGCATCAACCAGCGACTTGATGAATATCAAAAAGTTGATTGGAATGGTTGGAACAGTGAAGACCCAATGGCTGCACAAGCTGGATGGATGGAATATCAGCAGCTTGAAAAACAACAGCAGCAAGCAAAAACTTATTTAGATGGATCGCAAGCTCGCAGGTCTGAAACGGAGCAGCAGGAAACTGCCAAGCGCCTTCAGGAAACCTTGGAATACGCTAAAACGAACATCGAAGGTTGGACACCGGAAATTGACAAGCAAGTAACAGACTTTGCAATTAGTGAACTTGGCTACACTAAAGAGGTGTTGCTCGGAGCTTATAGCCCCCCTGTTTATCGCACATTGCATCTTGCTTATGTCGGCGCTCAAGCAATGAAGCAAGCGCAAACACGTCAACCGAAACCAGCCAAAACAGTCAAACCGCTCAAAACCGTAACAGCCAAATCATCGGGTCTTTCAACAAAAGATCCATCTGAGATGACTATGGATGAATACGACAAATGGGCATCCAAAAAATTTAAATAGGATATTTGAAAAATGGCAAATGATGTCAAAAAGCAGGTCAATCTGATTGCGAAGGAATCTCTTCGCATTCTTGAAAACACTCTAACAATGACCAAAAAAGTTCATGTTGATTATGAAAAAGAATTCGACAAGAACATCAATGGTTACAAAACAGGCGATACGATTACAATTAAACGTCCGGCTGATTTTGAAGTAACAGACGGTGCGACGCTCTCTAAACAAGACGTTGTTGAAGGTTCAACAAGCATCACCATCGATAAGCAAAAACATATTGGCGTTGAATTTACAGCTAAAGAACTAACACTCGATATCAATGAGTCTGGTATTCGTGAACGCGTTCTAAAGCCTGCAATGATCCAGCTTGCTAACAAAGTTGATATGGACATTATGGGTCTATATACATCAGTTCCAAACTGGTCTGGTACTCCTGGTCAAGTTATCGATTCTTTCCAAGATTTCGGTAAAGGTCCAGAGCGCATGGATGAACTTGCTATCCCACAAGATGCACGTTGTGCGGTTCTTTCACCTTCTGACCATTGGGGTCTATTGGGTTCACAAACAAGCCTATATATGGGTGATGTTGCTAAGTCAGCGTATCGCATGGCTAAGCTCGGTGACCTTGGCGGTGTTGAAACATACATGTCTCAAAACGTACCTACACACACAGTAGGTGTTGCGACAGGTACGCCGTTGGTTAACGGTGGTGCGCAGGCTGTTGCATTTACAGCGGTTAAAGACACAATGACACAAACACTTGTTACAGATGGTTGGACAAATTCAACAACCGGCATTCTGAAGGCTGGTGATGTTATTACAATCGCTAACGTTTATGCGGTTAACCCTGTCACTAAAGCAAAACTGCCGTTCTTGCGTCAATTTGCTGTTACTGCGGATGCAGATTCTGGTGCCTCTACTGGTCCAGCGTCATTGACGATTACACCGGCGATTATCACAAGCGGTTCACAGCAAACTTGTTTTGTTGGCTCTGGTTCGTCTTCTGCGGCTCACCCTGCTGATAACTCAGCTATTACTGTGTTGGGTTCAAGTAACACTGGTTATCGTCAAAACATGGCTTTCCATAAGAACGCGTTTGCGTTTGTGTCAGCTCCATTGGCTATCCCACCAGCGGTTAACAATGGTTCTCGTCAATCATTTAAAGGCATCAACCTACGTCTTATCCCATTCTACGATCAAGGCACAGATAAAGCCGGTTGGCGCTATGACATCCTGTATGGCGTGAAGGCAATTGACCCACGTCTTGCAATTCGCATGTCGGGTACAGCTTAACAAGCATATGAAAATTGGGGCGGCTTTCGGGCCGCTCTTTTCTTATTGAGGATTATTTATGTCCATATCGAATTACACAGAGCTTAAAGCAGCAATTACCGAGTGGCTGGATAGATCAGATTTAACCGGCAATGCAGAAGATTTCATTACCTTGGCTGAAGCGCGCTTTAATAGGCTTCTAAATGTCGTTGAGGCTGACGCTACGTTTACGGGTGTAAGCTCAAGTCGCGAGGTGGATATTTCTTCAATCAGCCTAATTGAGCCTATTGGCTTATTTCTTTCTAATGGTGCTGATGAGGATGAAATTTCAATTGCTACTGCTGGCACGATAGAATTTGAAAGCACCCCAGGTTACCCGTCATTTGCAACATTTGACGGAACAAAAATAAAGTTTAATTGCCCGCTCGATGCAGCTTATTCAATTAGGCTTCGATATCGCGGCAAATTTGCTCTTTCTGATGCAAGTCCAACTAACGATTTATTGACAGACCATCCAGACGTTTATCTGGCAGGGTCAATCGTTTGGGGTGGTGTCTATATCGCCGATGCGGGAAAAGTCCAGGGCTTTAAGACACTTTTGGACGAGTTCATTGATGAAACTCAAAATCATCTATCACAGAAAAAACGCGGGCTTGTTAGACCAAGTTCAGACTTAGTTGGCATGACTAAGAACTATGGGTTTTACTATTCATGATCCCATTTGCACCATTTGAGCCTGACAGAAGCAAGTTTAATGCTGCGGCAAGTGAAGGCACGTTAAACGTATTACCGGCGGCTGATGGCTGGAAGGGTATGCCTCAATTAACCGAGGTATCGGCATCATTAGGCGATGAATGTCTGGGCTATGTGAAAGTTCAAGACAATAACGAAACGCTAACGATTATTGCCGGTACAAGAACTGATTTATTTAAGCTTGATACTTCAACAAGCCCTTATTCATGGGTGAACATCAGTAAATCAGCGGCGGCTTATAATGTTCCCATTGGTGACAGATGGCAGTTTGCGGTTTTCGGTGACCATGTGATCGCGTGTTCCCTTGGTGATGTTTTACAATCATATGATATTAATACACCTACGGCATTTGCTGATATTGCGGGCTCACCAACAGCAAGAACGATTTGGGTAGTAGGTGATTATCTTTGTGCTGGTTCGCTAGAAAGCGAGCCGAATAAAATGGCTTGGTCTGGTCTAAACGATCATACTTTCTGGACCTACGGCAAACGCGGATCTGATACGCAAGAGTTTCCAGATGGCGGTGAGGTTCTTGGTGGTTTCGGTGCTCAAACAGGCGGCGTTGTTATGCAGCGCAATAAAATCAGATATCAGAATTTTGCACCTAACACGGGCCTTACATTTACATTCTCAGAAGCTAACAGCGAGCGTGGTACACTATCGCAGTTCGCATTTGTAAGCCTTGCGCCTCAAAGGTTCTTTTATCTAAGTAGTGACGGGTTTTTCTCAGGTGTTGAAGGCTCGCCAATTGGTGCAGAGCGGGTTGATCAATGGTTCTTTGATACGGTTGATCACAATTACTTGTATGATTTGCGGGCCGTACCAGATCCATTTGAAAAGATTGTCTGGTGGATATTCAGAACGATTAACGGAACACGTCGACTGCTTGGCTATGACTGGCAGCTCGATAGATGGTGCTTATCAGATCAAGATTTATCGGATGCGGGACCGCTTTTAACGCCTGGCATTACTTGGGATGGTCTGGATGCGTTATACGCAACGATTGACGATATCGATGTGCCGTTTGATAGCCGGATCTTTAAAGGTGGCTCGCCCGCATTTGCGGCGTTCACAACAGATAACAAACTAGCCTATTTTACAGGCACAAACCAAGCAGCGACACTTCAAACAGCTCAAATTGAGCTTAACCCGGGTCATAGGACTTTTGTAAACGGTGGGCGTGTGAAATCGGACGCGACGAATTACACGGTCACTATTGGCTCTGCGGCTTTTCATGGCGGCTCTATTACCAATAAAACGGCGGTTTCGCCTTCTGCTCGATCAGGTCACTTGCCTTTGCGTTGCTCTGGTAAAATCCATCAAGTTACGGTGAACATTCCAGCGGGCGAGAGCTGGTCAATTGCTTCTAGCGTTGAGCTAACAGCACCACGTGAGGGTATGCAATGATTAGCGGTAATTACTTTGGTGGGCTGGAGCAAACGGATAGCGTTGCGCTCACAACTACAGCAGTTACAGACGTATATGAAGCGACAAGAAACGCTGAAATTTGCGCGGGCTTTTGCATTGTTAATGAGCATTCAAGCGCAGTTGTTGTTTCGGTTTATCGTTATGATGGTTCTACGGATGTTTTGTATTGGCAAAAATCAATCCCCGCAGGCGACACGGTGATTGAGAGTAATATTCCGCGCTGGTTGCGTGAGGGTTTCAAAATCAAAGCCGTGGCTGCGACCGCGAACCAAATTACAATTACACCCACGATTTTCAAAGTAGCTACGAATGAAGCCTATAATCGTTAATCAATACAATATCGACCATGTTTGGCCGCAGATTGCGGATGATATGCAGAAAGCTTGTATTCGATGCCAAGCCCACGAATTAAACGCTGGCATACTTTGGGAAATGTGCCGCTCAAATCAAGCGTTTTTAATTTTATGGATGGATGGCACAGAAATTCTTGCAAAGGGCGTGTGGCGTTTCGACAGACCCAATAACCCGCATGTTTTTCGTTGCGTCATGCTTGCGGGTAAGGATCTACGTAAATGGGTCAAACCATACAGCGAATTTGTAGCAAAATTAGCAAAGCAAAACGGTGGTACGCAACTCGTTACCACAGGCCGCAAAGGGTGGCTTAGATTAATTCCAAAAGCTGAGAAAATCGGCACAGATTACGAAGTGGATATTTAATATGGGCGGTGGCGGTAACACAACCACACAATCAAGCACGTCAGAGCCTTGGTCAGCACAGCAACCAGCTTTGCAAAAAGGCTTAGCAGGGGCGCAAAACCTCTATGATGCCGGTATAGGCTCACAGGTTTACCAAGGGTCTACGGTTATTCCTTTTGCGAACCAAACCACACAAGGTTTTAACGCAATTGAGGGTAATGCTGCGGCCAACATGAACGGCCAAGGCTTATCGGGTCAATATCAAGGCATTATTGATAGCGGCGGTTACAATTCAGCCCAGCAAGGCGCTATGAGCCAAATGCAACAAGCAGCCGGCGGTTATCAAAACGACCCGACTTATCAAGCCTATCGACAAAACACGCTTGGCGATGTTTCAAATAGTGTGAATGAGGCTATGTCGGGCGCGGGTCGCTATGGCAGCGCAGCCCATACAGGCGCATTGACAGATCAATTATCGGCGGCTGGTTCACAAATGGATATGCAGCAGCTTTCAAGACAAGATGCCGCAAACCAGAACTTGTTTAATATGGGGCAAGCAGGGCAGGGTAATCTTGCAACGGCTTATGCGGGTATGGGTCAACCGGCTCAAGACCTTATGCAAGTTGGCGGTGCATATGAAGACCTAGCAACACGAACTAAAAACGACGAATTGCGCATTTTCGATGAGGCTCAGAATAAGCCTTGGGAAAATCTTGGTCGCTTGAATGCAGTAGCAACGGGCGCGGGCAATTACGGATCATCAACAACAACAGCTCAAGGGCCAAGCGCAAACCCGTTTATGCAAGCGGCGGGCGCGGGTCTTTCTTTGGCTGGTCTATTCGGAGGTTTCTAAGATGGGTGGCGGTGGAAATAGCGAACAAGCAGCGGCTGCGGCGGCACAAGAACAAGCGGCAAATCCTGCGTTTACTGGTCAGATGCGAACTTTCGGCGCGGGGCAACCTGATCTAGTTCAACAGCAACTTAATATGACTGGTTTAGGCGGTATGCTTGATCCTACGCAGTTTAATCAAACTACATTGCCAATTTTTACTAATCCGAGCGAAATTGAGCTTTACTTGCAGTCTTTAGGCAAGACGCCAGCTAATTCGGCTTCGTCTAGTTCAGCATCAACCTCATCATCAAATAATGGTGATTATCCGTGGTACGCCGAACCACATAACATTCCGCAGGGGTAATTATGGATAATAAAACAGGTCTATTAGGGAATATTTCCAGCGCTTTCGGCGGTCGTCAAGGTCTGCTATCTGCGGGTTTGCCTATGATGTTTGGCGGTCCACAAGCACAGCAGCAAGCACTTATGCAGGGCTTGCAGTATGGCGGCACTATGCAGGCTGAAAATCGCAAGACACAAGCGCAAGCAGCTCAATTAAACAAAACCGTTGAGTTTTTAAAGCAAGTTAATCCTGAATTGGCGCAAGCGGTTGAGATGGGGGCAATGTCTCCTAAAGATGCTTATTCAACGCATTTAAAGGCTCAAGCACCTAATAACGGCGCTTCTTACGGCAAATCTCCTATCTATGGCGAGGATGCGGAAGGAAATATTCGTCTTGGCGTTCCAGGTGATGATGGTTCATTTAAAGTTCTTGACACTGGTGATTTCACACCAAGTACAGGTATTACAAAAGTAGATTTGGGCGACCGTATCGGGATTATGAACAAGCGCACCGGTGAAATTGTTGGCTATGAGGATAAAAATCTTATCGGTGCAGAACGTGATAAAGCCATTGGTAAGGCGCAAGGTGCAAATGCTGCTAATCTAGGGGCTGCTACTCAAGGACTGGACGATACAATGGCACTTGTGGATTCTGTACTTGAGCACCCTTCATTGAGTGCTGCGGTCGGACCTATTGATGGGCGCTTGCCAAGCTTTACTGCTGGTGCAAGAGACTTCGATGAACGAGTTGAGCAGATTAAAAACAAAGCTTTCCTAAGTGCTCGCCAAGAGCTTAAAGGCGGCGGTGCGATTACTGACTATGAAGGCCAAAAAGCTGAAACAGCCCTTGTACGTGCATCGCAAGCAAAAAGCGAAGCTGATTTTATCCAAGCTATGAACGAATTTAAACAGGCTCTTGCTCGCGGTAAGCAGCTTTTAGCAATGCAAGCTGGTCAAGCACCTCAACAACCACAGACGCAAAACACCGGCAATATAACCCCTGCTTCGGAGTATTTTAAATAATGCCAATCGTAGAGATGCCAAACGGCGATCAAGTCAATTTTCCTGATGATATGCCTAAAGAGCAAATCAAGGGGCTTATTGCCTCTAAATTTCCAGAGTTCGCAGCAGAGCAAGCGCAATCCAAACCAGATGCACGTTATGATAAGACGCGCACTTTCTTGGGTGAAGCATTGGAAGGCTTGCCTATTATTGGTAATATGGCTCGTGAAGCGTCCGACATGCTTTCTGCTGGCATCATTTCTGCGACCGGTCCCGAAACATATGACGAGATGCGCGAAAAACTTTCGGCTGATCGTGAACAACTCGCCAAAGATAACCCGACAACAGCAACGCTTGGGAATATTACAGGCGCGATTGCTGGCACAGCCCCGATGATTTCGGCAGCTCCTGCCGCGTTTGGCGTGGGTAGTGGTCCGCTAATCCCCAGAATGCTTGCGAGCGGTGCAAGTGGCGGTGCTTTGGGCGCGACAGACGCGGCGGTGAAGTCTGGCGGTGATGTGGAAGCTACCTTAAAAGGCGGTGTATATGGCGGCATTGGCGGTGCTGCTGGTCCTGCTATCGGTGCGGGATTATCCAAGGGTGGTCGTTACATCAAAGATGGTGTTAAATCTCTTGTAAATCCACAAGCCACAGCAAAGGCAAAAATAGCACAAGCAATGCAAATGGACGATGCAGTTATATCATCAAGTGATGAGGCGATAGCACGTCAAAACGGACAAACATTGATGAACGTTGATCGAGGTGGCGAAAAGACCCGCGCCCTTGCTCGTGCAGCTTCTAATGTGGATCCAGATGCTCGCGCAACTATGCAACGTGTGACAAATGATAGGTTTGTAGGTCAAAGTGACAGGGCGGTAGACGCGGTTAAACGTGTTGCGGGCGGTGAGGTTGATGACATTGCATTGCAAAAGCAAATCTCTTCAAGAGCGCGTATGACAAACAGTGCAAACTATAAAAAAGCATACGAGTTTAACTTTGGGAATAACCATCCTGTTGAGCTAGATAGTATTGTGCAACGTGTGCCAGCAACCGCAATCAGAAACGCTATGAAAGTTGCAAAAGCAGATGGTCGCCCATTTGGACAACAGCTTATAGCAAGCATCGATGATGCGACAGGAACAGTTACTTTTGCGCGTAAGCCATCATTTCAAGAGCTTGATTATATCCAGCGCGGTTTACGTGGGGCTATAGATAAAGAGTTCAAATCGGGTGCTGGTGAGGTAGGAACTGCATATAAATCTCTTCATAAAGAACTTCTAAACATAATGGATAATGTTAACCCGCATTATAAGCAGGCCAGGGCAGGGGCGGCGGCAGCCTTTGGCGTTGATGATGCCGTAGACGCTGGCAAGGTGTTTGCAAAAGCCACACGCAACACGCCTGAGATGTCGGAAGCTATTAAAAAGATGTCACCTGAAGAATTGAAAGCATTCAAAACTGGATTTGCATCTGAGATTATCGATAAGATTAAATCTACTAACGATAGATCAAATGTTATTCGATCCGTCTTTCAATCGCCAGAGATGCGGGCAAAAATGACTATGGCTTTTGGTAAGGCTAAAGCCGACGAACTAGAGGCATTTGTGCGTATTGAGGGTGTTATGGACCAGCTACGCGGTGCTATGGGCAACTCCACAACAGCACGCCAATTAATCGAGCTTGGGCTTGTTGGTGGCGGTAATGCGACTGCGGGTCTGTATGGCTTAACTACTGGTGATTATCGTGCCTCTGCCATTGCTGGCGGGTTAACTGCTGCTCGTTATGGCAAAGGCAAGGCTGATGAGCGCACAATGATGGCTATTGCTAAATTACTTACTTCAACAGATAAAAATGCAATCACGCGAGTTGCTGCTAATGCGTCTATGAGCGGTAAATATATGAACGCTTTAAGAACTTTTACAGATAACTTGATGTCAGCGCAAAACGTTACGATTCCTTTTGGTATGCAAGTGGCTGATTAATCGTTGCGTTTAAACCAGAATTTATAAAACAACGGCGCAGAGCTAACGCCTGCAACAAAGAAAAAAAACGCCACACCAAAAACTATTACTGCGTCCATTCCTGATAGAAATAAGGAAATTACGCACAGGATGCCAAAAACTAAAAAGCCCAAGGTGCTATATATAAGCTCTTTTTTCGTGGCCCATTCGTTTGCTGGTTCTTCGTTCATTAGTTTCCGCAAGCATCTTCACCGGCTTTACCGGAATACATTGAGATATTGTCAAAAATAATTTCTGTATCGCTAATCATTTCAAACGTTGAAAATTTCTGGTTGTCGCATCTGAGTAAAGCAATTGGATTTCGCGCAGGCCAGAACAACATTTCACATTTTCGATTGCCTGCATGGTCGGACAAGAACGAATAAACGCCATCTTCTAAAATCAAGCTTTCTTCACAGCTATTCCAAGTCTTCGCGGTGGCGGGGGCAGATGCAATAAGCATCAAAATCAATAACTTTTTCAATTCATTCTCCTGAGGTTTAAATGACTGCAAAAACCGTTGTAGATGTCATTCTTGGCGAAGCTAAGGCCGGATCATATCAAGATATGCTTGCTATCGCTAGTGTGATTTCTAATAGAGCCACAGGCGGGCGCACAAGCTTTCAGGACGTTGTTTCCAGAACATCTGAGTTTAACGCCTACGGTAAACCACTGCCAAGCGGGGTAAATCAATACCGCTCGATGGCTGAAAAAGCAATTGAACAAGTTAAAACCACAGGTCCAATCCACAACGCAACGTTTTATGCAAAGCCAAAAGCGCAAGGCAATCTCCCAAAAGGCTTACAAAAAGTTACATCAACAGATGGGCATATCTATTTTACAGACCCGCAACAAAGGCCAATCTACACAGCAAGCGGACTGAAAAAGATTGATTACCAGCAAGTCAACAGCGCTACCCCGCAAATGCTTGCTTACAATGATCAAGGGTTGCCAAGTAATGATGTCGCGCCGGTTCCTGATGGCTTGTTTGCTTCTGTTTTAAACGATGTGCCAAAAAGTAACGGTCTTGGTCTTGCAAATCTAGTTGACGGAAACCGCAATAAAAGCGCGGTTCAATATGCTAATCAGCAAGCAACACGAAATCAAAGGCTTTCGCCAGGTCTTCAGGCTGTTATTGATCAATCTGCGGCTGCGGCATCTGAAAAACACGGGGTAGAAATTACACCGGTTATTTCGTCAGGCGGTCAATTCTCAAAAACTGATTTAAAATCAGGTGGGTTTAAAGGTGGTCGCGTTGGTTCAACAAGACATGACCACGGCCTAGCTGGTGATATGCAATTTAAAGCAAATGGCAAATTGCTTGATATGCGAAATCCAAACGATAAGACCATTTTGGGAACAATCATTGAGGAAAGCGCAGCGCGTGGGGCTACTGGTATAGGTGGCGCACCTAACTACATGGGGACAAAAACGCTTCATATTGGTTATGGTAAGCCTGCAACGTGGGGCAAAAGCGGTGAGCCAGCATCTAAATTTGTGCGTGACGCTCATTCGCGGGGCCGGTCAAGATACGATCCTAATCAAACGCTAAACGTCGATGTTCCTATCCCTCAACCACGCTATGAATCTTCTACCAATGCAGCACCTTTCGGGAAAGTAGAGCGTCAAGAACTTGGACCAGCAAGTATTACTCCTGCCCCATTTGGAAACGTAACCCGCGCGGGAAGTTTACCAAAAGCAAAGCCGCAAGAAGCAACAAATCCAACCGCCCGCAAGTTGCAAGTTGCTTATCAGAAAAACAACGTACCTACGCCGGTAGCGCGTCCAACTGATATTCCAAAGCCAACATACACGCCAAAAGCTGCTGATTATTCAAATTACATGATGAACGTGAAGCAGCCTACGTTACCAACAGGCAGCGCAATACCATTGCCGGCTGCAAGACCGGCTGATTTAGGGCCAATGGCGGTTATCGATGGACCAGTAGGACAGCCAATTCAAAACGTACCTATTACAGCGCCAACATTAGAGCGTGAAAGCAGATTTGATAAAGCTAAACGAACATTTGGCAATAATATTAAAGAGCAGCTTAAACCAGAGACAATCGCAGCTCGCGGAGCAGGGGCTTTGATAGGCGGTCTTTTAGGCGGTCCAATGGGTTCACGTGCTGGAATGATGCTAGGCCCTCAAATTGCAAAACGTCTTAACGGCAACAGGCAGCAAGGTTTGTTTGGCGGTCTGTTTGACAGGTCCAACCAGCCGTTAAACACTTTTCAATCAGCGGGCAGTAATTCTAGTAATCGTATGACAAATGCAATGTATGGGCCACGCGGTTCTTCAAACACTGCAAGCAACGGTTCACAAGCCATTTCACTAGGAAACGGTCAATATAAATATTACAGCCCAAAGGCAGATAAATGGAGCATTAAAGGCTCACCAAACGTAAATAAATCGGCCCCTGTTGGAAATAATATTTTCAGCAGCATGTTTGGCGGTTCAAAGAAAGACTAAAGGATATTAAATGGCTAAGAATGCAATTACGGATTATGACACAGACCCTACTTTAAATACAGATGTTGGAAGTATCGGGATACAAGGCACAAATATCCCAAGTAATTTTGATAATTCTCAGCGGGAAATCATGTCGCATTTGGCTGATATGAACGCTGGCACATCACCATTACATGATACATTCACGCTTGCTGATCCTGACGATCATACGAAGAGAATAAGACTTGATGCCGGTAACATATCAACAAGCACAACACGCGTATTTTCATTGCCAGATTCAGATGGTGTAGTATGGACAAGCGGTAATGATGGCTCAGGGTCTGGATTAGATGCAGATTTATTGGATGGGTTGCAGGCCAATGCTTTCGCAAGGAAAGACCAAGAAGAAACATTCGCCGCAAACATTAACGTAAACGGAGCGAGTATTTATGTTGGGCAGGGCCTAACAGGGGCTGGCTCTTCCCATTTATGGTATCGTGATGCATCCAATGGCATTAATTACGCGCTTTTCTATGATGCGTCATTTGGCGGGATTATGGCGCAGGGGAGGAATGGTTTGAGCGGCCCTCTTGTAATCTCAGATTCTAGTGGGTATGCACGTAATGCCAACATGTTCCGGTCAGAAGATACCGGCGGGCGTATGTGGTTGGACATGCCGAACCAACTTGATTTCCATTGGAACTCAGGATTTTATTACCGGATCGACGGCAACGCTTATGTACTAATTAACAGCAGTCCGTCAGATCAGAACTTTAAAGATCGTGTCAATTTCAGCGGGCACATTTTTGATGAAATCAAGAAAGTTGGTGTTGTTCGCTATACTCCAAAAGACGGTATTCCTGTCGCTATGCCAGAAGGTGAGCGCGATGGTTTTTATGCACAAGAATTGGTGAAACTCGATCCCAATCTGGTGCAGGAAATGCCTGTACCATTCGAACGAGAATATGAAAAGGGCGAAAACGGCGAGTTAGTCAGTGATGCTGATGGAAACACAATTCCCATTCCGCATGAACTGGATGGTGAAACGTTTCTATCACTGGCGCCCGATGCGCATATGCAGTTGATCGCCAAACTATGGAGGGCTGTTGGTGAACTGATCATGCGATCCGAAAAGAGTAATGACGAGCAGCCAATTATAGATGAATCAAAAATGCAAAGTCTTGATGAAATAAAATCCCGCGCAATTTCTGTTCTTCATGTTGAACATGGCAGGGTATTGAGATTGGCAACTGGTCGAGCGACTCCCGAAGAACAAAAAACATGGTTTCCCAAAGCACAAGCGGCAAGTGCGATATTAAAAGGTTCTTCGGAGAACTATCAAGATGCTATACTTAAACCAGAAGCTGACAAAAGAGGTTTTTCACTCAATGAGATGTCAAATTACATCCTCGAAAAAAGCAAGGCATATCATGAGCTAGTTGGGTTAGCTGCCGAAAAGCACTTCGAAGGGCAGGCCGCCATTAATTCTGCTGCGACAAAAGAAGTGGTTGAGTTAGAGCTTGAAAAACACTTGCAATCATTAAAATCGCTACTCAGCGCATAATGATGCCTAACGGTTTTGGGCCGGAAAGCTGGCCTAAAAAACTACAACAAACCTTCAATCGATTTTCAACTCATTACTTCGATGAAGCAAGCGCCAACAAACACGATGAAGGCTATAAACTTGCAATCAAATCACGTTGGCATTGCGACAAGCGATTTTTGCAAGCCATGTTGCGCGATGCATCCAAGCAAGAGCGCTTTTCAAAAATATTCATCTGCTTAATTCTTGCCATCACATATTGGCTTTCAGTTCGCCTTTTCGGTTGGCGACACTACGGAAAGTAATCAAAGGAAAATTTAATATGAGAAAGCTCAATGAGATCATTGTGCATTGCGCAGCCACGCCTGAAGGTAAAAACTTCACGGTTGAACAGATTGGGCGCTGGCACAAAGCTCGTGGTTGGTCAGACATCGGCTATCACTATGTAATTTATCTTGATGGTAGCATTCATGAAGGGCGCTCTATCCGTCTTAAAGGCGCGCACGTTGCCGGTCGTAACACTGGCACAATCGGCGTTTGCTATATCGGCGGCGTAAAACGTGATGGGAAAACACCCAAAGATACAAGGACAGCAGCACAAAAGAAATCGCTAGAATTGCTGTTAAAAAATCTATTAAGCAAATATCCAGACATCAATAAAATCTCAGGCCATAACCAATATGCAGCGAAAGCCTGTCCTTGCTTTGATGCAAACTTAGAATATCGCGGTCTTACAGGTAATCCAACTTTAGTATCTAAAGATAATAAGGCTAACGACAGAATTAGATACCTTCAAAAGCTTCTTAGCAAAACGGGTTACTATGCAGGCCAATTAGACGGTATTGCAGGACCACAAACAAAAGAAGGCATCATCAACTATCA